ATCTCCGAGAATTGTTGGAGAAGCAACCTACGGTCTTGGCGCAATGGGGAGGGGTGTAGATAGAGCTAGTAGCGCAATGCCTTTCTTATTAGACCCTGAGTTATATAATGCTTTGTATCAATCGGGTCGAATTCAAAATACATTGGAAAAATAATGGCAAAGATTAAAATCTCGCAGTTTGATACAGACCCAGCAAATAACACAGATATTGCTGGAATTAACTTAGCCGAGGGCATGGCTCCCGGTCTTGTCAATAATGCTATTCGCACGTTGATGGCGCAACTAAAAAAACAGTTGACTGGCACAGACGATGATAACCGCACAATCGGTGGCAATCTTATTGTTGATGGTACGTCTACGTTAACGGGAAATGTTGGTGTTACTGGAACATTAACAATTGGCGGTAGGTTGGCTGATGCTTTTCCTAGTGGGACTAAGTTGTTGTTTAATCAGACCACAGCACCTGTTGGCTGGGTCAAAGATACAACGCACGATAATAAGGCTTTGCGAGTTGTAAGTGGCACAGCGGGAACAGGTGGGTCGGTTAACTTTACAACTGCATTTGGTAGCCAAAACGTAGGCGATACAACACTAACTACTGACCAAATACCAGTCCACACACATACGTTTTCGGGTTCAGGCACAACTGGTAATGCTGGTGGGCATACTCATACTATTGATGACCCAAGCCATGCTCACGTTCAAAAATCAGTTAATCAATCGGGTACTTCTGGTGGTGACATTCCATCAGGAACTAATATTGGCACACCAGCTAACACTCCGTACTCTACAGCTACGGCGTTTACGGGCATATCAATAAACGCAGTTGGCGACCATGCTCACAGCGTGTCAATTTCGGGCACAACAGGTGATCTAGGCGGTGGCACAGCACACAGCCATGATATAAACATTGCCGTTCAATACGTTGACGTTATTATTTGCACAAAATCATAATGAAAATTGAATCAAAAGCCAATTGCCCGCTAGACAACTTCAACCCGTGTCGGCAAACAGACTGCGCTTGGTTTACCCAATTGCGCGGGAACAACCCACAAACAGGTAAAGAAATAGATGAGTGGGGTTGCGCTATTGCTTGGATACCAGTTTTACTTATTGAAAACTCTCAACAGCAAAGAAGCACGGGCGCTGCGGTGGAGTCATTTAGAAACGAGATGACAAAAGCTAACACACAAACGGCTGATCTTATTAATGCTCAACAGAAACTTTTGGGGTAATAAATGAGTCAAGAAATATACAATATTGTTTTGGGTTTAGCAGGTACGCTTGGCGGGTGGTGGCTAAAAGTGATGTGGGATTCTTTGAAAGAATTGCAATCTGCTGACAAAGATTTGACCGAAAAAGTTTCACGTATTGAAGTTTTAGTTGCGGGCAACTATGTTAAGCGCGAAGAATTTGAACGCGCGTTAGAAAGAATATTTGTCAAACTCGATAATATCGAAATTAAAATTGACGCCAAGGCTGACAAATGAAACTGGTAGAAAATTCACGCGACTGGTCGAAGTGGTGGTCGGTGCGGTTCTCAATTATTGGTGGCGCAATATTAACTTTACTTGAGGTATATCCAAATGTGGTCGCAACTGTTATCCAAACTCTTCCAGACGCAATCACCGACCAAATTGGAACAGACATACTCAAGACCATCGGAATCGTCTGCATCATTGCAAGCCCCATCGCCCGTGTCATCAAACAAAGCCGACTGGATAAGCCAAGCGACAAAACAAATCACGAGGCATGAGGGTGAGGTATTACACGCCTATCCCGATTCATTGGGCTACCTGACCTTGGGAGTTGGAAGGCTTATTGACAAGCGCAAGGGCGGTAATATCACGCATGATGAAGCCCAGTATCTGCTTAACAATGACATCACTACACGTGTAGAATCCTTACAAGCAAAGCTGCCTTGGTTTGATGGTCTCTCTGACGTACGTAAAGCCGTACTGTTAAATATGAGTTTTCAATTAGGTATCGCTGGACTAATGGGCTTTGGTCGCACCTTAGAGATGATTAAGATGGGTGACTACGTTAACGCTGCCGACAATATGCTTAAGAGCAAATGGGCGCAACAGACACCTAATCGAGCTAATGAATTAGCCAACCAAATGAGAACAAACACATGGCAATCTGGTTAAGATTTAAAGCGTACATAATCGGACTTGTTGCTGTTTTTACAGCAGCGTTATCAATTTACTTAATTGGGCGCAGTCATGGCGGACAAGCTGAAAGCGAGGCACGAGATGAATCAGACCGAAAGCAAGCACGCAAGATTGAAGATAGTGCCGACAATGCTCGCACTATTACTGGCGACCCAGTTAACAGGTTGCGCGACAAGGGGCGAATCCGCGACTGAACGCAGTATTTGCAGAGAACTTGCGCGTGACTTGCCTACTTACAGCACAAAAGATACGCCCGAAACTCTCGAATCAGGCGCACGGTTTATAGATGTGTTCAATGCTGTTTGCCCTAATTGATGATGGCTACTAGGGTAACTACCCATACAAGCACGTTTATAAATATAACTGCGGCTATAAAGTGTAAGCGATTCAATGATTTTTCTCCTTTAGTTTTGCTTCTATCATAGACATTTGTTTAATAATTGTTGCGGATGAGTTGTATATCTTAAAAAATTCTTCTTTAGTTAGCCCGACCCATTCACGCTTTGGTGGTGCGGTATAAAGTTCAACGCCGCCTTCTGGGTAAGACCCTTTTGGGTAAACTAAAATGTGGCTGTAGTCATCTGAAATAAATCCCTGCAAATTATTACTTTCAACAGGTTCTTGGCTTTCTGCATCTGACATTTCTTATCCTTTAAGAACTTCTTGAATGCGTTGATACAACTGATGTCGCGTGAAGTTATCTTCTTGTCTGACATCCCACCCAGCGTATCTCATCTCCGTTTCTGCGTGTCTTAGTATTGCGTACAGTAAATCATTGTCTGCTGAGAAGGCGTCCATCATGTCGCGGTAGGAATCGCACTCGTCTTTCATTTGTTCCAACTCAGAGTATTTAACCGCCCCAACGGGTTCTTGGATTTCTGATTGTTCAGGCAGCGGGTCAACAAGACCTATGATTTTACTCATCGCTTCTTTTCGGCTTATTCCATCAGGAGGCAAATAATCGCACACAACACTTAAGATAGCATCAAGTCTTTCTTTGTCGTTCATTTTTCTACTCCTTGTTTTGGGCTGCCTTGCTCATCTAGCCACCAAGGCCAAGGCGAATCAGGGAAATCGTCGCGCAAGCAACTTGGCATTGCTGACGGGTAGCTGTTTTGGTTGTGGCCGTCTTTGCACAGCGCTTGCAACGGCTCGTATGATCGGCAGGTGCGACAGGTTGCGTTCATTTCGCTTCCATTATTGCTTGCTTAATCATGGTTTGTATGGCTGTGTTCTGTTGCGTAGCACCATCTCTTGTAAAATGGGCTTTTCCTAATCTGACGCTTCTATAATCGTAATCATCACCAGCCCATTCCTTCCCGATAACATCTTCTCGTTGCCTAAATTCCAGTATCCAATACATTTGGCCGACATTCATCACAGTCGCATCAACAAGAGGCATTGGAAACTTTATACCCGCCAGCTCGCACATTTTGATGGGTGGGCTAGTCGGCTCATCACCCACTACATATACCAAATTTGGATAATCAAAAAGTCTGTTAGCTTTGGTGCTAATCCATTTACATTGATTAGTTTCCCAGTGCCATACCTGCAACGACATATCATCTAATAGTTGCTTGATTAGTTCTGCTTGTGGGTGCTTCATATTATTTCCTTACTTTTTGATTGTGTGGGAATGTTGCTCTTGCTTTTATCTTCTATCTTTGCAATTATGTGATTGCTTACATCAAAGCCATGATTTTCAATGATTCGTAGCTTGATTTTGTCAATCTGCATGCGTTCAGAATTTGTTCCTAGATATTTATAAAGCAAATAATTAAGGAACTCCATATCGCTTTTTAGCTTAATGCGGGTCATCTTATCCCCTGTATATAATTTAAATACCGCTGATTAACGACACGTTGTTGCTTCATGTTTCTGATAGGTACAAGTGCACGATTAATTGCATCGTAACGCGCACCGATTTCTCTACTTAAAATTTCTGCATCGCTTAACTTACGAGCTTCAAGTCTGCAAGAAATCGGAAATTCTGCGTCAATTTCGTCTCCGATACTAAACGCAGCAAGTGGTCTAGTGCATTTTGATTTCTGCCAACTTGAAACGTAAATAATGTGGTGTTTTCGCAAAGTAGCAACGGCAACATTAATCGCTCGAGCAAGTAAATCGGGCAAATGCTCGCCTATAGATTCTCGAGTTAAGTTTTTATTTTTCTGCAACAATATTAAAATCTGTGATGCAGCAGAATCCTTTTTATCGTAGTAATACTCAGCATCTCTCATAATGCCCTTGGCGATTTGTAATAAGCCCATTTTTCTTGGTACTCAGGCAACTCAGAGGGTAGCACAAAGCCAAGGCGTTTAAACGTAGCCAGCACATCTGTTTTGACTGCTGGTGTATATGGTAAATGGTCTTTCGGGTAAGTTAACATTTGGTTTCTCCAGTTATTTAAGTTTGTATCTATCACGGCATGGCGCACAAGCACCATCTATTAACCGACCTGCCCATTCTCCGCACAAGTCGCAATCACCCTCAGTGCCTGGGTCGAGCTTTGCGGCATCGCTGATTTCTTTAACTTTAGCGTCAATGGCAAGCTGAGTTCTGTCACTTGCTATATCTACGTCATCGCTCATTGGTTTTCCTCAATAAATATTTAATTTCAACAGTTTTAGCAGCTTCACGCAATTTGCTTGGGTTAGTCTTTTTAAACACTTCTAGCGCAACGGCAACAAAAGTTTCTATCTCTGCTCGCTCATCGTCACCCCAACCAATTAAAGTAGCAACGCAAGCCTTGAGGCGCTCGTCTTTTAATTTAGCAACAGCTTGCACCGTGTACTCGAGGTCGTCACGGCTAAGCGTGTGGCGCTCTTTTAACAGCCGTATCATGTCTCGTGTGATTGCGGACACAATTGCTTCATTGGGTTTCATGCAAAGCAAGCCAACAAAAGCGTTAGGAACGCCATAGAAGCCACGCAGTACGCAAGGCAAGGTGTAATGTTAGCCTCGTGCTTTTCTTTGCTGTATTCGCCTGTAATCATTTTGGTTTCTCCGTTAATGTGTAAACAATATTAACACACTATTTACAATATTTAATAGGTACTTACCCTACTCTGTAAATATAGGTTTGTCGTGGTCCAGCCTGGTACTCAGCTGGTGCAACTTTTGAACGAAAAAGTTTGCCACTCTTAATCATGCGTAGCAACGTAATTTTTACAGTCTCTTCTTTTAGATGTAATGCTGATGCAATTTCATTCGTATTTTTGTCTGCGTTTTCTGTTAAATAAATAAGAATATCTTTTGAGATCATAATATTTCCTTAAAATTCAAATGTTTTTAATTCATAGCGGTTGCTAGAATTTTTCCACCAGCCGTGAACAATTACCCGCCAGTTACTTCTTATCATCTCAGGCAAAGCAGGCGCATCTTCAATCTTTTTAATGCGTGCGCTCATGTTACTTTTGCTCGTTACTTGTATTGCAAGCGTTTCACCGTTGCCCACCGCAAGTAGGTCAATGCAACTGTACAGGTCGTGCTTGCGCTTAGTAAAAGAGTTGTAATATTCCACCGTTGCAACAATGTAACCTTGTTTTTCTAGCATCTTTTTTGAGCGCAGGGATAACGTCATAATATTTGGCTCAACACTTTGTTAAGCGCATCAAGCTCGGTCATTTTCATAACTCGCCACATATTTTTCTGCCCGTGAATGCCATTTAAAGAACCTTGGTGACAATCTTTGCACAGAGGTAAGCATAAGTACTGCTTGTGTTGCTCGATGTGGTGTGCATCGCTTGGAGGGGGCGCATCGCACACAGCACAAGGTAGCGACTTAATCATGCCAAGGTGCTTGCGCTCTTTTGCGTTCAATTTATTGTTCATCGCCGGACATCTTTTGTAGTTCATCGTCATACATCTTTTGTAGTAGCACAATCGCATCTTTCAATATGTCTAACCGTGTAATTGTTTGCACGTTACTAAAATATTCACTACTTTTTAACGTTACTTCGTCTTTGTTTTCATCAAAGAATATTGCAATCGCTCTCATTATCTTGCTCCGTGTATTCTTTATAAAGTGTTGCTCGGTCAATGCGTGTCGCGTGTTCTAAAAAGTCAAACATTCGTGCGCCTTGGGTTTTGTCTGGGTATGCAGATTTAACAAGTCGGTAGCGGCAACCTACACATTTATGGTTGTAGGTTGAACCGCTAAGTTCACATATGTTGCATTGCATCAAAATGGTATGTCTGAGTCTATATCAGCTAATTCTTGTGGCTTTGCTTGCTGAGCAGGCTTTTCTTGCGTATCACCTTTACCAGTCAACCCAACGTCTTGCACAATTCCCTCTAACGACACACCTTGCGTGCCATCTTTTGATGTGTATTGGTTAACGTTTACATCTGATATCTCAGCGTAGATCAATTGTCCTTTTGCAAGATATGGCGCAAGAGATTCCGCACGTTTACCAAACAATGATGCGCGTACCCATTGTGATTTCTTTTCTTTGCCGAATTTGTACGCAAGACTTATCTGCAGTACAGCCATGCCATTTGATAAATAACGCAACTCTGGCTCGTTGCCAATTCTTGCTAATCCTGATAATTTCATACTTCCTCCGTTGTTAACTGTTCAAACATCTGTTCAACTTCATCTAAAAACTTTACTGCTTCAATTTCTATGTTCTTAATCTCATCAACTGTCGGCTCATACAACCTGATAAACAATTGTTTGCCTTTTGGCATGCGTGGGTCAAATGATGCGAACCATACTGCTTTTCCTGTACAAGCTGATTGCACAGACATTTGCGGTTTGTATTCGTCTGGAATCACACCACCGAGCAAATATTTAAGATGCGTTGAAGTAGTTGGGCATTTAATCTCAATCGCACGACCATCTGACACAAAACCATCGGGGCTTGCACCAAAGTACTGAATCATCGGGTGATCAATAAAGCCTACGTCTGTAACCTTTAACCCAGTTTTTGACTCAAATGCTTCTTTAGCCATCGATTCGTGGTCGATGCCCCACTGCATTGCACCGTTTACAAACTTCGGCACAATGTTATCAGTCAACCGTTCCGCAAGAATCTCAACTTTAAGGTCTTTGCGTGCAGCAGAATCGCCCCCACCTTTTAGATACGACATTGCCGAGGCCATGCGTGAAGCTGTAAGTGCGCCTGTTCTTGCGCTAAACCATGCACCAGTTCCCTGTTGTGCGTTTTCTTCTCTCATTCTTTATTCTCAATTTGATTTTTTCTAAAGTCATTAATAAGCGCAGTAGCTTCAGCCCTAATTAACGTGCGTTCTGTTTCTGTCAATGTCGTTCTAAATTCTTTAACTTTGTTTTCAGTATCCATGCCTGATAACAGCGCTAACAACTGAGGCTTGCCACGTGGCTCAGGTTCTTGTTTAGCTTCCGATGCAGGCTCGCTGTTGCGATTATCTACTGTGTCCGCATCTTTGGTATCATCAATTAAAAATAAACCGTTAAGGGCGTATTTTCGAGCATACGATGATGCCATGCCTGTTATTTGGCTTTCATCTGCGCCTTTCTTTGCAAACGGTTCTCTTGCAAACGCTTTAACCATTGTTGAAAATTCGCCATCAATAAACTGAGCTGTAGCTTCAACGTAAACACGGTCATTAACAACAATTATGTTATCTGAAAGAGTTAACAATGCACCGTCTAAAAGTGGCTTTACGGCTTCCAAGATGTCCTCACAACTGCGATATTTATACTTACCAAAACTGTTTGTTTGCGATTTAGGTGCTTTTAATGCCGCCTGTATTTTTGCTAATTTCATTTGGTTCTCCGATTGAGTTTATATTTTGCGTAACGAGTGCCGTTACCGTCTAGCATTATGGTCGTTATATCAAAGCCTTTGCCCCGCAGTTTAAACACAATGTCAGCAAGCCGTGTTGCACGAAATAATTCAAACGCTTGCCAACTGGTGATGGTCTTGCCTTTTTTGAGGTGAGTAAACACCGAATCAATCTTAGTCATAGCGCTTCCACGGTTATGCGGTACACAGTACCGTTCTTGTCGACAACCTCTAGCATGCGCTTGCCTACTTGAGAATAAACATCATAGGCGTGTTCTGCGTGTTCTACACGGTCAGATGTACGCAAAGCGTTTAGGCACACGTCAGCAAGCTGGTCAGCGTAAACAAACATGGATTTAGTTTTCATTGATATCCTCCAAATATTCATTACGATTTACACCGAAGTATTGCTCAACCTCTTCGGGTTCAATAGATTGGATAACTTCCCATCCATCAGGAGTCACGTCTAGCAACGCATCATCAATATGGTCATCGTCTTTTGCGTACACAACAGCGCACACTTTTTGCACGCGGGTACTGTAAATTTTGTACATTGGCATTATTGGCTCACTAAGGTAGGTTGAACAAATAATTCGAAACACATCTTAGCTTCTTTAATAAATGCTTTATCAGAGCATTCTGAAAAGTCAATGCACATTTCGTCTTGAACACGCATTGCTGTTTCAGCATCAATGTTAAGAGCTTGCATAATATCTTTTGTGTAGATGTTCATTTTGGTTTCTCCGTTTGAGTCAGCTAATTTGCTAACCATGTAAACATTGTAATACACTATTTACACATTGTGCAGACATTGTTTACATTTATTTTTATAGGTTTTGCACAAGCTATAAATTTTAGCTATAATTGGTCAGGTTTCTCCGACCTGTGGCTCGCAAGTGAATATTCCTTGCGGGTCTTTTTTTTTAGTGTATAATTAACGTATGCAATGGATTGGTAACCCAGAGCAGAGTTTAAGAGAGCGAACAGAACGCCTAAATTATGGCGGCTTCGTCAAAAGCTAGTAGTCAGATGCTCTTACATCACTACTTAGTGGCAAACCAAGCCTAAAGCCCCATAATTTAGGTGTTTTTTTTTGCCATTTACCCGTACTCCGCACGATAGTAAGCACCTAAATGGGTGGCGCGGAATTAAACATTGGCTGGTCTACACCCGACAGCAAGCCAACGCGGACTTAAATGGGTATCGCAACAAGTTTACAGGGCAAGCGGTGAGACAACCTGTAATCGAATAGAACATTAACTTCGGTAGCAATAGTCTATATCTAGAATTACAAGATACAGATGGTTGAGGAAAGATAGTCATAGCTATCACCCTTGGGGAAACTATAAAAAAAATAAATAACAAAAAAGATTAGAAAAAAAACCTTCAAAACAATTTAAAAAAGTTTACTTTATCGTGTTTATTTGTGTTGTAATGTGTATAGGGTGATTAACACCTACAAGGGAGAAACCATGAAAGATGTATTTGTAAATATTCGCATGACACAAGAGCTTAAAGAACAATTAGAGGCTATTGCAGAAAAGGAAGAACGGTCATTATCAAAGCAAATTTTGGTTTATATTAAATCGGGCATTAGTAAAAAAGAACGTAAACCAAAAGCTGAAGTCAACCAAAGCGATTTTAATGAGTTTTGGCAAGCCTACCCTAAAAAGATAAGCAAACCGTTAGCATTAACTGCATATGCAAAAGTCATGCAACACCATGAAGACATCATGCAAGCCTTAAAGTGGCAACGTGTTTGCGACCAATGGACTAAAGACGGTGTTCAATTTATACCTAACCCTGCAACATACCTTAACCAACAGAAATGGCTAGACGAGCAACCATTGCCTACACCTGTATACGAAACCCCATATCAAAAGTCTATGCGTAAACGAGTAGAAGAAATAAGCCCAAACATTGCACGAAAAGTCGGCACTACATATAACCCTAACTTTGTTGACGAGGTTAAAGATGCCATTACCGACCAAAGCAATTGATAGATTATTCGAGCGTTTAATGCTGACATACGGCAGCGAATGGACAATGAAGTTTGAGGGCATAGACATGAATGATGTTAAATCAATGTGGGCGCACGAACTTTCATCATTTGCTGACAACCTAAAAGTTCTTGGCTGGGCATTGGAAAATTTGCCTGCAAAATGCCCTAATGTTATTGAGTTTAAACAACTATGCCGACAAGCCCCAAAGGGTGACACCAAGCTAATTGACGCACCTAAAGCCTCTGCGGACATTGTTGACCCTGAAATAAAAGCGATGATTCAAGCTGTGGTTAGACAGACTGCACCCGACCAAAAGGGGCATGACTACAAGGCATGGGCGAAACGGTTAAAAGCAAGACACGATGCGGGTGAGAAGTTAGAAATATTTCAAGTACGCTCGTACAAGGTTGCCTTGGGTATAACGGAGAAATACTAATGAACACAAAACAAGTAGGTGGTACACATTACAAATCAGATATTGAATGTTGGGATTACATCATCGCAAACAGTCTTGACTACCTTGAAGGCTCGGCGATTAAGTACATCACGCGCCACAAGAAAAAAGGTGGGCGTGCGGACATACTGAAAGCAATCCACTATCTTGAGAAAATACTTGAGGTTGAGTATGGGGTGGAGGAATGAACAAAATTGAATTTGGTGATTGCCGAGCAATTATGAACGAATGGGCGGAAAAAGGTATTAAGGCTCAAACTTGCATAAC